TCAGCGGCGGCTGGCGGGGCTCGACCAGCCGGAAGTCGGCGGGCATGAACTTGATCATCCGCCGCCGATAAATGTTGCCCTCCATCTTGGCGTCGAACTTCTTCTGGAAGTCATCGAGCTGGTCGGGCGTCCAATCCCTGCTCCCGGCGCCGAAGGCGTCCGGGACGGAGCCGGAATTGTAATTTTCGAGCGTGCAGGTCTCGCGCCTCAGCGCAATGCTGATCGTGAGCGCGATCTGCTCGACCGGGCTATAGCCATAGAGCCGATGCGCGCGCACATTGCGCGGCAGGTAGAGAAGCTCCGCGTGGGTGAAGTCCGCCGCCGGGACGCCGTGCAGGACCTGCTGATAGGCCGGGTCCGGGGGCAGGGGCGCGCGCCCGTCCTCGCCGACGAGCGGCTTGATCGTCGCCCCGTCGACGATGTCCAGCGAATAGAGGCCGCCTGCGCGCGAGAAGCGCGGATAGATCGTCGCCGCGTCGATGACCAGCATGTCCTCGATCAGCATCCTGAGCCAGTCGCCGAAGGCATGGCGCCTATCGGGACGGGCGAGGAAGGCGAGCGCTTTGGCGATGCGCGTTTGCAGGGCGCGCTCGCCGAGCGCGCCGGGCGGGGTCGACGACCCTGCCCTCGAGCGCACGGTGAAAGTCTGCGCCGCGAGCTGGTCCTTGCGCGTCTCGATGACGAGGCGCAGCAGCGGCAGCGCGTCGGCGAGCGCGCGCAATTCGGCGAAGGAGACGCCGCTCTCGGCGCGATGTAATTGAAGGTGCCGGAAATGGAGTAGCGCCCTGCGACGGCGCTAGTGTGCGATCGATGGCAGTAAATTAGAGGCGTCTTACGAGCCCCCGGCGCGCGGCAAACGGGTTCGCCGCACCAACCATTGCGGAAGCTCGACAAAAAAATCAGCTGCAGCCCGAATCGCACGCGTGAGCGGGCTGGACGAGATAGGCATAGGCGGAAACGCCCCCAGCCAGTGCAACGGTAAGAGGGCAAGAGCGAGCAGCTTGCGCATCTGAGTTCCCCGAGTTTTGCGAACACACTCATCACACCCAAATTGTTGGCGAGCGTGCAACATCAATCGTCGCATGACTGGGCTCATCTCTTGGGAAACCAATTTCAGCACGATGCCGCCATTCAGTTGGTTGGCCGTCAGCCTCGCGTCTCAGCGCAATGTTGATCGCGAGCGCGACCACCCGCTGCCTTACTGCGCCGCGGCGGACGCCGGAATGACCGGGAGCAGCGGCTTCTCCGACCAAGCCACCCCTTTCTCGGTGAAGATCTTCTCCAAGGCCGTAATGAAGTTCGGATTAAGCGTGCGCCGGATTTCTCCGGCTGGAGGGAAGTGGGCGCTAACGAGTTGAGTGAGGCCCTTGGTCCCACAAATCTGCGTGGCGTTCCACAGATCCGGACCAGTGTAGGCGTATTTCCCACCCGATGACCTCGCGCCGCTGTCGTCGTCAGGACCAAGAGTCCGAATCGCGTCAAAAAAGGACGCAAGATCAGGAAATCCTGCCAGACCCTCCACTTCAACCAGATTGCACGTGACGGTTCGGTAGACTGTATCTACGCCGAGCTGCCACCGAGCCTCTGCATGCTGAGGGACCAAGTGTGGCTCGCCGCAGACAAAGTCGGCCATGCCCCAACACTCGCCCGCGTATCCGAGGAGCAAATCTTGCAGCCAGAGTGCTGTTTCATCTGGAATACGCATGATGTTTCTCACTTCTTCGGAAATTTTAGCTTTAGCGGTTTGCCGCCATTAACTGCATTGACACCCCCCGGATCATTGATCTCAACGGTTGTGGTCGTTGGTAGCGTTGCTTTGCCGGCTAAGCCAGCAGGGCGATAGGTAATGTAAGCGCCGTCCGGAAGCCGCACGACAAAGCCACCGTTTTCTTCAAGTCCAGATGGCACGGCGGTCGCCGCTTGTTCGTCGTACAGGCTTTTAGCATATTCCAAAGCGGCTGTGTCGGGGTCGTCGGAGGCGGGCATCGTGCGCCCGTCGACGCCTGGCACATGTTGGCCCGGCAATTTCCCGTCCCGTGCGACGATGCCGAGAAGGGAGGCTGATGCGACTGGAGCTTCCGTCGGGCGTGGGGTTCCCGGCGGCTCAGGCGGGGGCGGCTCTGGCGGTTCAGGCTCCATGACTTGCGAGACTTCACTCCCGGCCGGATCCTCGCCCGCATCCGACAACACCGTGTCGTTGCTCGCTACCTGAACGGCCCGCGGCCCAGGCTTGCTCTGCCTCCGCGTGCGCTCGACCGGTTCAACCGCATTGTCCGCGGTCGTGAACCTTCCGCCTTCGTCGTGATATCGGTTGTACTTCCCGATGGCCACCGGTGTGCCGGCTGCTGCGCCCTTCCCCTCTGCGCTCAGCCCCAACTCGGCCCGCGCCTCCTCGCGCGTCTTGATGCCGGAGGAGACCAGGATTTGCAGCGTCTGCGCCTGCTGCAGCGGGTCGATGGCGTCGTCGCCGACCCAGACGAATTCCAGGTCGCTCTCGCCCATGCACTCCTGGATGACGCGGTCGAGCGCGCTCTTGACCCACATCTTGAGCGGGATCAGCCCTTCCTGGGTCGCCTGCAGCCGCATGGTCTCCGAGGTCGCGCGGTTCACCTGGCTGACGAACGGCGTGGCCGGGACCGAGAAGGCGTAGCGGATGATCCGCGCCAGCCATTCGTCATAGGCGTGCTTGAGCGGCGGCTGGCGGTACTCCATCAGCTTGAAGCCGTACGGCATGAACTTGATCTTGCGCCGCCGGTACAAGTTGCCGGCCATCTTCGCGTCGAACTGGTCCTCGAAGGAGTGGATGGTGTCCCTGGTCCAACCTTCGGGGGTCGTGCCGAAGGCGTCGGGAACGGAGCCGGAGTTGTAATATTCGAGGGTGCAGGCCTCGCGCCGCAGCGCGATGTTGATCGTAGCGCGATCTGCTCGACCGGGCTCAGGCCATAGAGCCGGTGGGCGCGGAGGTTGCGCGGCAGGTAGAGGAGCTCCGCGTGGGTGAAGTCCGGCCGCCGGCACGCCGTGGAGGATCTGCTGATAGGGCAAACGCGCGCGCCTGTCCTCGCCGATCAGCGACTTGAGCGTCCCCCATCGACGATGTCGAGCGAATAGAGCGCGCCGTGAGGCGGCCGTGCAGATTCGGTCTACGTTGCGAGATTAGTCGTCAACGGCAATTTCTGTGCGTCCTGAACCGTCAACGCGCGGCAGCCACCCCCACGCGGGACGGCAGGATCGGAAGCAAAGTCTTGTCCGACCAAGGCACGCCCTTTTCGGCGAACATCTGCTCGAGCGCCTCGATGAAAGCGGGGTTAAGCTTGTCGTCGCGCTCGCCACCCGGAGGAAAGTGGGCGTCGATCAGCTTGTTGAGGCGCTCCGTGCCCCAGATCAGCGTGGCGTGCCAGTACCCTTCGCCACTTATGCCACACGGATCCAAGGTGCGGATGGAATGCAAGAAGGAGGCTTGATCAGAGGTGGCGCCGAGATCGTCGACCGCGATCAGACCACAGACCAGCCCTCTGTAGATCATGTCTGCGCCGGCCTGCCAGCGTTCGGGCGTGTCCGGGGGCGCGAACGCGAGATCGCCGTCCAGCATGTAACCCAATCCCCAGTCCTCTCTGTCAAGTCCGAGGAGCGTCTTTTGCAGCCACAAGGCTATGTCGGTCGGCATTCGCATCGTAGCAGCTCACTTCTTGGGGAATTTCAATTATGCCCGCAATTCCACCGCGCAAGGTGACGTAAGCTTGAGGCTCCCCAGCTTCGCCGCGCCGGGCCGCCGCTCGCGGCCCGGAACAGGGTCCTATTTCGAAAAAGGAAATCCAACTGTATCGATGAAGGCTGGATAAACATATATCTCGCCTTTGTTAGTGTCTACCTTGTACTCTGTCGTTTCGTCAAATCCTAAATCTTTCGAGAATGTGGCATAAATAACTCGTCCGGCGATCCGGAAGAAACCTCCACTCTGAAGTCGCATTGCGTCGCCCACCTTTATTGAAGTGAGTTGATAATGAGGTCCTTTGACAATTCTAACTTGTCCTGTTTCGTCTCGAGCACGGACCCACAGCAGCCATGCGATCATCGGAATGACGGCGTCCAGATCGTCAACAGTTGTCACTCCAAAATGCTTGTCGCCGTGGAGAAGCCCCAATATCCTGTCCGACGCCGCAAGGTTGTCGTTGATGTTAGTCATTTGGTCCACTCCGCGAAGCTACAGACATACACCATAGTCCAAAGGCGGTCTGTAAGAGTGTGCAAATTTGCATTCCCCCGCAGACTCACTGCATTTGGTGTCAACTCAAGCGTCAGTTCGGATTCGGGGCGGTCTGCGGACAGCTGCCTGTTTCGCTTAAAATCTGGAAGTAATGCCCAAATACGTTCGAACGGTATATGCAAATCGTAATTTCTCCACCGAAATCCTGTTGGGCGACGAGGGTCCCAATGTCCGCGAACGCTTCGCCAACGCCATTGTCAGTTTCCTTGTGGTCTCCAGCTGTCCGTGAATGACTATCGGTCGGCTTCGCTGACCCTGAGCCCTCCGTTGTCCACCTCCCGTCCTCGTCGCGCGGTTGATTGGGATCGAAGTTCCATTTCGTGACTGGTCCCGGAGCCCCCTTGTCGCCGCCCAGCCCCAGCTCGGCGCGCGCCTCCTCGCGCGTCTTGATGCCGGCCGAAACCAGGATTTGCAGCGTCTGCGCCTGCTGCAGCGGATCGATCGAATCGTCGCCGACCCAGACGAATTCGAGGTCGCTCTCGCCCATGCATTCCTGGATCACGCGGTCGAGCGCGCTCTTGACCCACATCTTGAGCGGGATCAGCCCCTCCTGGGTCGCCTGCAGCCGCATCGTCTCCGAGGTGGCGCGGTTCACCTGCGAGACGAACGGCGTCGCCGGGACCGAGAAGGCGTAGCAGATGACCCGCGCCAGCCATTCGTCATAGGCGTCCTTGAGCGGCGGCTGGCGGTACTCCATCAGCTTGAAGCCGTACGGCATGAACTTGATCTTGCGCCGCCGGTACAAGTTGCCGGCCATCTTCGCGTCGAACTGGTCCTCGAAGGCGTGGATGGTGTCGCTGGTCCAACCTTCGGGGGTCGTGCCGAAGGCGTCGGGGACGGAGCCGGCGTGGTAATATTCGAGCGTGCAGGCGTCGCGCCGCAGCGCGATGTTGATCGTGAGCGCGATCTGCTCGACCGGGCTCATTCCGTAGAGCCGGTGTGCTCGCACGTTGCGCGGCAGGTAGAGGAGCTCCGCGTGGGTGAAGTCGGCCGCCGGAAGCCCATGCAGGATCTGCTGGTAGGC